GGCGTCGCCTGCTGGTGGCTGCTGCGCGATGCACCGCAGGCGCCTGCGCCGCCGCCGCAACCCGCTGGCGTAGCCGAGCTGCGCTGGGTGCCCGGTGGCGTGGATGCCGCTGCGGCCGCCGAGGCCACTGCCGCCGCCCCGACCGCGCCGTTGATGGAGCGCGAACCTGCGGAGAGGACGGCTGTGGCTGCGACGCCTGCGCCCGTTGCGCCGGCCAAGCAGGAGATCGCCAACCCGCAGGTGACCGAGGCTACGCCGGTTGCTGCCGCTGCCAAGCCGGTGACACCGGCCGCGCCGACCGCGGCCCCGGAAAAGCCCGCAACCCCGTCCGCAGCCGCCGAGCCGCCGCGTTGCGTCGCGCTGGGTCCGTTCGCCGACCGCGCCGCCGCGACCAGTGCGCAGGGCAAGGCCGGCAACGTCATCAGCCAAGTGCGCCTGCGCGAACAGCCGGCGGCCAGCGGCAGTGCCCGCTACCGGGTAATGCTGCCGGCCGCCGCCAACCGCGACGAAGCCCAGGCCACGGTGAAGCGTATCGTCGCCGCCGGCTTGAGCGACTACTACATCATCAGCCAGGGCGAGGACATCAACGCCGTGGCACTGGGCCAGTACCGCAACCGCGAAGGCGCCGAGCGCCGCATGGCGGCGGTGCAGGCTGCCGGCTTCCAGCCGCGCCTGGTCGCCAGCGGCGACGCCGGCCAGTGGTGGTTGGAAGGGCAGCTGGCGGCGGGCGCGCAGCCGGCCCAGGCCCAGCAGCGCAGCGGGGCGGCACAGAGCCGGTCGCTGGAATGCACACGGTTGCGCTAGAATCCCCCGGACCGCGGCACTGCCGCCGGTGCACCACCCATGCCGCTTTAGCTCAGTTGGTAGAGCAACTGTCTTGTAAACAGTAGGTCATCCGTTCGATTCGGATAAGCGGCACCAACCTCACGCCTATATCGCTTTGATTTCGCTGGGTTTCTATTGGCAGCGTAAGCGGGGCACTGCGCTTCAGAGAGTCTTCCGGTAAAAATGCCGGTAAAAATAGCGCACCGACGGTGTTCCACGAACAGCCTCATCACTAGGGAAGCAAGATGAATAGGATCGTCGCGACGCTGTTGAAGGAGTTCTCGATCGAGTTCGGTTTGCAGGGGCTCGAAGAATCTAAACAGTTCGAGTTCTTTGCCACGCATTTGACAGCTGGTCGAGCAAGCGCGGAGTCAATCGCTCTCGATCACGTCGTCTTGGGGGGAGGCGGGGACGGCGGTATCGACGCGGTAGCAATCATTGTCAATGGGGCCCTCGTCGAAGATGTTTCCGACGTTGACGAGCTTCTAGGGAAGAACAACTTCGTCGACGCGAGTTTTATTTTCGTGCAGGCTGAAACAAGCTCTTCCTTTGACGGCCAGAAGATCAGCAGCTTCGGGTACGGTGTCAAGGAATTTTTTAATTCTGCAGACGTGCGGGGCTGGAGTGCAGAGTTGCGCCGCTTGGCGGCGGTGAAGGAGCGCATCTACGAGCTGAGTGGACGTTTTAGAGTGAACCCCGTATGTAAGCTGTACTACGTCACCACGGGTGTATGGAGCGACGACGCCAACCTGATTCGCCGAATGGAAAGCGTTAAGACTGACCTGAACAACCTTCAGCTATTTAGTTCAGTCGATTTCGAGTCGATCGGAGCCGCTCGCTTGCAGCAACTCTACCGAGAAACGAAATCGAGTGTTGAGCGGACCTTCGAGTTTCCAACTAAGGCCACACTTCCGGCGATTGATGGCGTCAGCGAGGCGTATCTTGGCTTTCTCTCTGCGCCAGTCTTTCTTTCCCTGGTAGAAGACGAGTGGGAGGACGTGCTCCCGGGAATCTTCTATGACAACGTGCGCGACTGGCAGGGTCTCAATCAAGTCAACACCGAGATCAAGGAAACGTTAGAGTCTCCAGCCAAGTCTCGTTTCGCCGTGATGAACAACGGGGTGACGTTGATCGCGAAGAGACTGCGCACGACGGGTAATCGGTTTCACATAGCAGACTACCAAATTGTAAATGGCTGCCAGACGAGTAACGTGCTGCACGCGTGCCGGCTCAGTGCAGATGAGACCGTAATGGTCCCGGTGAGAATAATTTCTACAGAAGATGAGGCTGTGATTGCCTCAATCGTAAAGGCCACCAACCGGCAAACTGAAGTTAAGACAGAACAGCTGATCGCTCTATCCGACTTTCAGAAGCAGCTTGAACAGTTCTTCAAGTCTCACCCTGATGGCCAGCAGCTTTACTACGAAAGGCGTTCCAAGCAGTATGCCGCCGCGTCCCTTGAGAAGACTCGGATCATCACCCCTAGCTCGTTGGTCCGCTCCTTCGCATCAATGTTTCTGGAAGAGCCGCACCGTGCGTCACGTAGTCCCCACCGAGTTTTCGAGAAGGTGGGTGCAGATATATTCAACACCGCGCACAAAAGCGAGCCCTACTATGTTGCTGCGTTGGCCTACTACCGGCTTGAGTACTTGTTCCGCAACGGTGCAATTGACCGTAGCTTTAGACGAGTCAGGAATGAGGTGCTGTTAGCTTTCAGGGTTATGAATCTTCCGCAGGTACCGAAGCTTCAATCCAACAAGATTGTCGCACTCTGCGACCGCCTCGCAGAGTTGCTGTGGGACAGTCAAAAGGCGGATGCTGCGTTTGCTGCAGCCGCGCAGGTTGTATACGAGGCCGCGGGTGGCAACTTGGACTCTGCCTCGCTTCGCACATCAAGCTTTACCGAGGCAGTCATTCGTCATGCCAAGGCGCAAGGTAATTTAGATAACGGAACGAAAGGAGTCGCGGCGACACGCAAGCAATCCGGTAGCAGATAGCAAGGTGAATTCCCCTTGATCGCCCAACACTACGGTCGTGGCGATCAGGGGATGTGGCCCCTCCTTGCGGGTACTGGCGCACCTTAGACTGGCAAAGTGCGGGTTGGAGGGTTCACGACAGGAACTTCGTGATCGTACAGCTGCCTCATGGCCTCTGTGCGGTGGCCACCTGCGGACTTGTCGTCGCTGTCCGTAATTCCCCGGTGCTTAAGCCCGTGCAGAGCAAACCGCTGCGCGTCACTAATCACGCCTTCAGCGATTGCACTCTTTATCATCCGCTGCCATGCACTGTCGAGAGCGGACTTTGTGAGTGGCATTCCCGATTCAGACACGAGCAGACGCCGCTCGCTAGCCTTGATGGGTACCGGTCGGCTATGTGCAGCCATCCGTTCGCTGCGGTAGGCTTGAAGCCAATCTACGGCCTGGCGCAGCTCCTTAGTCCATCGGGTGATGTTGTCGCGCGAGCCCTTTCGCCGATTGCTGAGGATCCCCTCGGGTAGTACTTCGGCATCAGTAAGCGTATCCACCTCAATACCGCGCAGGCGCACGTTGTACGCCAGTACCATCACTGCCGGCAGGTAAGGTGGGCAACTACCGGCGGTATGTGCCTTGAGGGCCGCGCAGGTGCAGGCGTATCGCAGGATCGCATCGAATGTGTCGTGCCCCGGCATGCGGGCATGCCGCTTCTCACGGACCTTACGTATGCCGTCGGCAGGGTTCGACACGCAGTGGCCATGCCGGATGCCCCATGCGAACAGGCGGCGCAGATAGCTTGCGACGCGGTTCGCCGCTGCCGGGGTCGACGCGATCATGGGCAGCTTGCCGATGGCCGGCCGCCCGGTGGCCAGGGTTTCCACCACCCGCTGCAGGACCGGCACCGAAAGATGCTCCATGCGCTGTTGGCCAAGCGGGCGCCCATCGCGCAGAAGGTAGCCGCACGCCTTTGCTGCGCAGTAGTCGTAGCTCTCTTTCGACTTCTTCGATAGGTCGATGTACTCGCTGGATCGCTTGAAGACCTCGACCAGGTAATCGAGGGTTCCGCGAACATTGCCGCCGGCTCGCGCCTCCATGATCGCGTGCAGATCCGAAAGGTGGGCGCGCCGCGAGGCCACCGTTTCCTTTTTCTGCCCGATGCCCTCGGGGTGTGGGTCGAGCACGTACCAACGGCCTTCGCCCCAATACACGCCGCGTGGCAGCGATCCCTGGTCAATGTGGCCAGGGATCTCCGGGTTAAACTTCCTTTTTCGACCACGTGTCATCAAACCAGTTCCAGCAGTGTTGTTTCGTGTGGCAGTGCGGTCGCGCCCGGCAGTCCCAAGGCCGCGTTAATGGCCTCCACCGTGGTCCAGATACGCCCGCGCCGGTCGTACTTATACAAAATCCCTTGAGCGTCCGCCCACCGCTCCACCGTGGTCGGTGTCGGGGGCGGACCATCAGGGGCGCAGATCCGTTGTAGATCGTTGAAGTGCAGGATCTGCGCCATGCTCAAGCTCTCCCTGCGGCGAACAATTTCATCTGTAACACGTTGCTCGGCAACGGTTCCTCCGCTGCCACGGCGGTCACCTGCAGGCCGTGCTGCTTGTGCCAGTGCGCCCACGCCAGATCGAACGTCGGGTGCTTCCCCGTGGTGGTGCAACGGCATTCAATCAGGTGGCCACCGCCCGCGCCCTCGCAACGTAGATCATGGATGTACCGCGCCGGGTGGCTGTCCGTGCAGGAAGGGAGGGGGCGCGGTGGTGTCTTCTGTCGCTGTGTCATGCGGCCTCCTTCGCGCAGCCGCAGTCCGCACAGGGCGAAGCCAGCGCGGCCGCAACGGCTGCTATATAGACGCTCTGGCCGAAGGAGCTGGTGCCGGCCAAGATGCCGCCGGCGACGTGAGGCAGGCCGGCGCTTTGGAACTCTGCGGCGAGGAACCGGCGCGCGGCGTCGATATCAACCATGGGAGTGCTCCCAACCGGTCAGCGTGAACGACGCGCCGCAGTCCCGGCATTCGCAGTCGCGGGAAGGGCCGACATGGTCCGAGTACTCGCCGTCGGCACGCGTGTAGGTGCGCACGGAAGCGGGGATTTCGGTGTAGTGGATGTAACCGGCCAGGCCGCAGTCCGGGCAGTACCGGTGTGGGTTACGGATCAGTTCAACCATGGGCCACCCTCCGGCGCACAGCCATCGGTGCGCGGCGGCACAGCGCCTGTGGGATCTGGCCCACAGCCAAGCCGCTATGACGGCGCCGAGGCGGGCGCGTCTGCCACATCTTGAGCATGGTGGCGCCGGCAGTGGGCAGCAGCAGGCACGCGGCCAGCAGGGCGACGAAATCAGCCATTGGCCACCTCCTGCGCGGCCTGTGCCACGGCAGCGGCCGTAGCCCGCTTGCCGGGCAGCATGTTGGCCACCTCGTAGGGGAAGGGCACGCGGCTGGCCAGGTCGGCAAGCTCGGGCGAAATCCAGCTGGTTTCGTCGTTGAAGTCGGTTCCCTTCACCAGCTCCCAACCCTTCCTGCTCCCTTTCCGGCGCTCGAACACGCACTGCGCGATCTTGGCCGGTCCCATGTTCAGCATCGCCGTGGCGATCACCCGGTTGTGGGTGACGTGGAGCGTGATCGTTGCGCTCGCGTCGGAATCTCCGCTGTCAGTAGCATTCACACAGTTATGCACACCCGTGATAGCCTCCGCTCCGGGTCCGGTGCTGGAATCCAGCGACTTTGCGAGGGTGGTCATGGCTTTGCCTGTCATCTGTTGCATGGTTCTCTCCTGAACTTCGTTGGTGGATGGCCTTGGGGGCGGTGTTGGCGCACTCCCCGCCGGGCCTTCGCTGTTGCTACGGGTCTTACTTCTGGAACACCCAGCACTTCACGGTGCTGCTGAGCATTGGGGGGGATCGGATCGCGCTGTTGACGGCGGTGTTGGCGCTAACGAACTTGTGGCGCTTGGACTCAACCAGCAGGCGGCGCAGGTCGCCAATGTCGGGCACCTGCTGACCGAAGTAGCCGGCCTTCTGAATGAATTCGTTGAGGTTGATGGCGATACGCGCTTCGTCGCGCGAATGGTTCAGCACCGTTCGCTTGTCGCCACTGGCCTGCATCTCGATGTACTCGAACGCATCCCAGAACTCGGACACGATGCGGTGGTCGGCACCGATGGCGTCCTGGCGCTGCATGGCCATCTTGACCAGGGCGTCTCGGGTCTCGCGCACCATGTGTTCCGGCAGTTCGACTACCAGCCGCAGCGCATCGAGCAGGGCCAGCATCTGTGCGTGGTTCTTGATGATGCGCTCTACGCGCAGCTCCTTGTCCTCGCGCAGTCGGGATTCGTAGAACTTCACGCGCTCGGCGAACTTCTCCATCACGGCCGTTTCTGCCTTGAGCGCTGCGAGCAGGAAGTAACTCAGCTTCTCGACAGGCAGTGCGTTGAGGTTGTCGGCGGCCTGTCGGCTCTCGGTGGTCGCGTTGGGCTTCTTGAAGTGCAGTTTGACGATGCGCGTCAGGATAGCCTCACTGCCATCAACGGGTGCGTTCTGGCTGATGACGATGGTCCCCTGGAACGGCGGCTCATAGGTTTCGTTGCCGCCGTTGCGCACACCTCGCGTGGCCAGGGTGCCGCCGCCGTAGTAGTCCTTCAGTTCGTCCCACTCGAACGACTTGGCGTGTGCCTTATCGCCGCTGTCGCTGCGGTCCGCCTCCAGCAGCACGATGGGCATGCCGGAAATCTGACCCATGGCGCGGGCGCGGCCGGCCTTCGTGGACTTCGCGGGATCAAAGCCTTCATGGTCGGCGCGGGCCAGCAGCTTCCACAGGAAGTTGAGCAGCGTGGTCTTGCCGGCGCCGGCCTCGCCTGCCGAACACTTCGAGCAAGCGCTCGCGGCTGTAGCTGAGCGATTCCTCCACGCGCGACAGGCTCAGGCTTTCGTGGCCGACCTGTGCGAGGAAGTATGCGGCGCGCACGGGGGTGTTGATCCCGAAGCGCTTCATGGCCGCATTGAACGGCGCCACCCAGCGCTGAGCGCGGGCGAGCGGGCATTGCATGATCTGCGCCAGTTGTGGGGCGGTCAGCACGTCAGTTGCTCCCGAACAGATGCGCGACGTTGCCGCGCGATCGATAGGTGGCCACCAGCAGGACCAGCAGTAGCACCAGCTGCCAGACGGTGACGTGGGCACGGGCGCCCTGCAGCATGATCTGCAGCGCCAGGCCGCCGGTGGCGGCGATCAGCAGCCACGCGCACCAGGCGATGGCGGGGCGGTGGTTGGCGCCGGGGGCTGGGCGGTAGGTCAGCAGGCGGATGCAGATGGCCAGGCTACACAGCAGCGTGGCGGTGGCCAGGAACTCAGCCATCGGAGCCTCCACGCGGCAAGCGAGTCACATCAGCCGTGCGGCTGCGCTCGATCAGGCTCAGGGTCAGGGTGACGATGACCGCTGCGCAGACGAACGCGGCAAGGCCCGTGGACACCACACCGAAGCGCTGCATCACCTCGGTGCCGCCCAGGTAGCCGGCCACGACGCTGATGGCCAGATACACCAGGCGCTTCCAGATCGGCAGGTTCTTGGCCGACACGACGAACAGGGTGGCGCCGGCGAACGCGCCCAGGAAAGCATCGGTTTGGATCCCCGGCAGGATCGACGCAAGGCCGACCCCCGTTGCCAGTGCTGCCATGCTGCCGGTAGAGGTTGGTTCGGTCATCTTCAATCCCATAGCTGAACAAGGGGGCGCATAGCGGCGCCGGTGGACGGTGCGGGTACGTCGGGGAGCAACACGACAGTGCCGATGGGCAGGACTGGCCCATGCAGGCTGATGCCGTAGTTCAGTGCATGCGCTTTCTCGACCATGCCGGCGGTTGTGCCCAAGTGCCGGTGGCAGAGCGCATCAAGCGTGTCGCCTTGCATCGAGACGACGCGCATCAGATCAGTTCCACCGTGACGCGCGGCAAGCCCTGTAGGTCGCAGATGGCGTTGCGCAGATCTCGGCGGATCTCATCAATGGTTGGTGTCAGTTCCTCCGCACGCTGGTTGCCTTGTGCGGTGGCGTCATAGGAGCGGTAGCGTTCGTGCAGTTCGACGGCCGTGGCGCAGCCGACCGCGCGCAGAAACAGATGTACCAGGCGTGTGCTGCCGTCGATCACCGGCGCCGGCACGTCGGCCAAGGTGGCGTAGCCGGCGGCTTCCTTGCCGGCCTGCCACGCTTCCAGTTCCCGCGTTACGTCCATGACGGCCGACACCACAGTGCTGCGCATCCGGGGGGCCGGGATGTCGCCGGGGACGCGGATCGCCTCACGCAGCGCAACCACGTCGATCTCCGGCCAGAACGCGCCGGCGGTGACGTTGGGCTGCTTGGCGGCGGGTGATGCGTTGGCAACAAAGCTGCTCATGGTGGCCTCGTAGGTCGCCGGTGGTCGGGGCGTCACACCAAGGGAGAGAGGTCTTGGTGATCGGCCCCGAGCCGGCGGGGTTGCGGGGTACGCTCGGTGTGAGGTCAGTCGTTGGAATGACTGGCCTCGAACTTCTTCATCAGGCGCTCGGCGCGCTTGAGGTCTTCCTTGCCGCCGCAGCTGTCGTGCAGCTGGATGGCCTCGCGCAGATCGTCAATGGCCTGGCCGACAGCCTCCGCATCCTGCGGCGCCTCGTTTGGGACCGCAGGCAGCAAGCAGCGAGCGCGGGCCAGTAGCAGTCGGGCGCGGACCTGATCGGGCATGTCGTGGCCCTTGGTTACTTCCACGGCCCGGTTCAGGACGCCCAGGTCGAACGCCGCACCCGTCTTCAACGCGTTGAGCGCGGCGATGCCAATTTCCTCGGCAACGACGCAGCCGGCGGTGCGTTCGAAACGGTCGGGCATCGTCAGGCCGTGTGCCAGCACGTAGGCGGCGATGCTCAGCGCCGCGTCGTACAGGCCCGCGTCGATGTTCCACAGCATCAGCGTGGACACCACGTCGTCCTGGCCGCCCGCATCGGCGGCGAGCACGCCCTCGATGTAGGCGTCGTAGGTCGGCAGCAGTGCGGCCTTGAGTTGGCCCTTGGCCTGGACCGACATCACGCAGTCGCTGCTGGCGATCCAGAAAACCATTACCCCGAGCGGGCGCCAGGTTACCTACACCGCCGGCCGCTCGCGCACCACAGGCCACGCCGATCTGGCGTGGGCACTCATGCACGCACTGCAGAATGAACCGCTTGAAGGCGGCGCCGCTGCGCGCGGCTCCATGGAGATTTTCTGATGACTGACCCTGACCACGGCGCTACCGCGACCGCGCCTGCCGGCGTCGAGGCGTCCACCTTTGGTGACCCTACGCCAGTGCTGGACTCGCGCGGCATCCTCGACTACCTCGAATGCTGGCGCAACGGGCGCTATTTCGAACCTCCGGTGGATCTGCATGGGCTGTCGCGCACCACACGCGCAAACCCCTACCTGCATAGCGGGTTGACCTTCAAGCGGAACATGCTGGTCAGCACGTATCGCCCGAACAAGCTGCTGAGCCGTGAGGCGTTCGCACAGCTGGCGTTGGACTACATCACCTTCGGCATGGCCTACGTTGAGCGCCGCCGCGCTATGTCCGGTGTCAATCACTCCCTGGCGGTACCGTTGGCCAAGTACATGCGCCGAGGTGTGGAGCCGGGCGAGTTCTTCCAGATCCGCGCTGGTCAGATTGAGCATGAGTTCGCTCGCGGCGATGTGTTCCAGCTGCGCGAGGCAGATGTTGACCAGGAGATTTACGGCCTGCCGGAATGGATGCCGGCTGTTCAGTCGGCCCTGCTGAACGAATCGGCGACGCTGTTCCGCCGGAAGTATTACAACAACGGCTCGCACGCCGGGTTCATTCTGTACCTGACCGACTCATTGACCGAGAAAGACGATGTGGACGGCATCCGAAACGCGCTGCGCGAGTCACGTGGGCCGGGCAATTTCCGCAACCTGTTTCTGCATTCGCCGGGCGGGAGCAAGGATGGATTGAAGCTGATTCCCGTGAGTGAGGTTGCGGCAAAGGATGAATTCACCGGCATCAAGAGCGTGACCCGCGACGACATGCTGGCGTCCCTTCGGACACCGCCGCAGCTACTTGGCATCGTGCCGCAGAACAGTGGCGGCTTTGGCTCAATCCGCGAGGCGGCAACCGTGTGGACTGCGATGGAACTGTCACCCCTGCAGACCCGCCTGACTGCGATCAACGAATGGCTCGGCCAGGAGGTGATCGCCTTCGATTCCTTCGAGCTGGGGGCAGCAGCGTCATGAGGCATACGCGGCAGAACCTGCGCGCGTATGCCTCATCATGCCCCGTAGGGGCATGACATGCTTGTCCATGAAGTCCGCGTTGTGCGCTGAAACATGGAAGCGCCCGATGCTGCAGCGATACCGCTATCTCGAGAATGATGGGCCATCTTGTGCATGAATCTGCTGTGCCGGCTGTTGTTCAAGTCTCGCTGCTTGCGATTGACTCAATGCATTCGCACGATGAAGCGACTCCGCCTCAGGCGCGCGAAGCGCGTCCATCGTATTCATATCTCCTTTGCGATGGGCAGGATCATCCATCGCTCCCTGCACTACGAAGATCTTCTCACCACGAGTCAGATTTTCTGTAGGGTTGTTGAGCGCAACGTGGTCAACCCGTAAAAGCCCCTGCTCCTTGGCGAGTACTAACAGGCTTGCGGTCATGCGCTGACTCGATTCGTCCCACAACTTCCCATGTTCGGCGTCCAGACGTTCCACTCCAGCCCTTATCTGCATATAGAGAGAACGGTCAGCATCACCAAGTTCAGTTACTGAAGAAGATGCTCGTTGCAGCGAGGGCGAGTCGTCGGTGAGCGTGCCAACTCTCTCCGCAGCCGCAGTGCGCTCGGCATCAGATTCTGGCTCCGGCCTACCTCGCCGTTGCAAGGGGGCCACGTGCTGATCATAGTGCGTGCCATAGTAAAGCTCGTATGTCGCATGAGGACCAACAGACGGGGCCTCCGTCTTGAATACCTCAGCGATCTGTCCAAGCGCCTGGTTACGATTGATCCGTCCGGCCTGGAGTTCCACAGCAGTGGCTCCATACTGCTGTGGCCGATTACCCGTACCTGACACGCCAATGTCCGGTCCACCAGCTGCGATCAGTTCACGCTGGACCTGGACATTACTGAGAGTCGCAGCTGCTTCTCCCCGCAGCAAGGTGTTTACATAGGATTGCTTGGACGTTGGATCTGGGCGTTCGGTGAAGAGATGGTGTCCCACCTCGTGAGAAAGAGAGCGCGCGATTCTGGGGCCTTGCCCAATCGCGTTTTCGTCAATAACGATCTTCTCACCGGGAACAAGGTAGGTGCCCATACCGGCTTGTCCCCAGACAATGTCCAGATCGTCGCGTTCGGCCTGTGCGAGGCCCGCTCGAAGTGTTGGGGATTTCGCCAGAAGCGGCACCAATGAGGGATCAGCCAATGGAGATGCCGGACGACGTGCGGCTCCTGGGCGGCCACCCTCCTGCTGCTGTGGCAGTGCAGAGTCTTCAGTACGTTCCATGGCGGGGCTCCTGCCCAGGGCGTCAACGCTGACTGATCAATACGTGGGTCAATGTCACATTGTCAGGGGCGAGCGTAAGCACGACCTCGGCACCGTTCACCTGCGCGGACCAGTAAGGACGGGAGGCAGGGGCATCAGGACGAGGTGGATATTGGCTAGAACCCTCCCAGATGATCTCCTCGAGCGCAATGCTCGGTGGCGCGACATCAAAGGTAAGCTTCGCCTGCGCAGGATTGTCGGCAGCACTTCTCAGCGTGATGTTCCGGACCTCAAGGCTGCCCAACATTCCACGTTCTGCGGTCCGCTCGTCCCTCATGCCCTGTCGAGTCGTTTCTCCCAGGTGCGTGTGAAGCTGTTCACTCACTGCATCGACATCATCAAAATGCACGCTGGTCAAACGCTCGATGTCGTTCTTGAATCGCTCCATACCGATTTCACTCCCTGATTTGACGAACCGTCTTTGACTCAAATGATCTGAGCGAGCTGGTGGCGCGCCGCTCGAACACGCTGCCAGTACCAACGCTGGAATAGCCATCATGAGACAGCGACGCGCCGCAGCCCAGAGGTGACCCCTAGCTGGGCCTTTTGATGAAGAAGTGCATTTCTCGACCCGTGCATCCATGAAAATACGCCTCGCGCCAATCCTACTCTCGCGAATCTAGCATGGGTTCGTCTTCGTTGGTGGCTGTGCTCAACACGCGGGACGCCTTGTAGGCCTGCTCGTGGAGCATGAGCTTGTCTTTGCCCCGTGCGAATGCCGGGGCCTCAGCCAGAGGGCCACGTAGGGCTGGCGCAACTTGGCTTCCATCGTGTTGAACGCAGAGATGTGGGCCAGCATGAATGCGAGGGCTTGCTTGCCCGTGAAGCCCAGCGCCACCAGGACGAATCCGTCACAGCTCAGGTTGTAGATCGGGTCGCGCCGGAAGGGGCAACTTCCAATGCTGACCTCCACCTTTGCGGCCTTTGCGGCTTCGAAGAGATCCTCGGGGACCATCAGCCCAATTTTGGGCTGATGGTCCTCATCGTCCCATTGATCATCGACGTCCGCCCGGCCCGGCAACTGAATGTGCTCTCTCAAGCTCAAGTCGCGCAACAGGCCCTCTGTGGCCGCAGTACATGTTGTCGAAGAACGCGGCCATGTCCGCGCTGGTGGTGAAGGTTCTGCCGGTGGGCGGCATCCGGCCAACCTAGGGGCGGAGCTGATCGGTAATGGTTATGCCCCCATTTTGCCCTTTGCCCCCTGGCGCACGCACTCGTCTCCCCGCCACGCCTGCGCACTTCATGGGTGCATTTTCTGCACTGCCTGCAGCAAGGCCCAGCCCCGGCCCGGTATGGCTTTCTAAGGGGTTCTGAGGCAGCGGACGGCCCTGCGGTTCCCTGCGCGATAGAGGATGTCTGTGAGCCTGCCAACGGCCTTCTCTGGCCACCTTCAGACAGTGGCAATTTTTCAGGTGACCACGGGAAGGAGGTAACCAGGTAACACGCACTCCCGATGGAGTTGTAAGCAGTTGATAGAAAAGGAAAAAGGCTGGTTACCTTTTGAGGTGATCTGAGGTAATTTTCCGCTCCCAACAAAGTAATGTCATTGATTCATAAGGAAATTCCATCGCGCCGATGTTACCTCTGGAAAAGGTAATGAGATTACTCAGGGGTTACCCTATTGTTACCTTGACGAATTTCATATAAAGCATTGATTTTAATGTTGAAATGAGGGGTTACTTCGGGCTGGTTACCTTTGTTACCTCTTCCCGGTGGTCACCTCAAAAATTGCACCTTATCGCGCGTAAGGGGCCATCAGCATCCTCGCCGACGCACTCTGCAGACCGCGCCGTTGTCGCAGCCTTTGCGACTGCCAACCGTATCCTGCCGGCCATGCCGCTGCCCGCCGACTTCTACTGGACAACACGTTCTGCCAGCCGATCAAACGATCCCCTGACCACGATCGCCTGCTCAGGGGGGCTTGTCGCGTTGACGCAACAGATAGACCACGAGGGCTGGGAGGCCACGCTGGGCCGGCATCGCCACGGGCCAGGTGGACAGTGGCGCAGCTCCAGCTCCTACGAGCAGGGCTGCGCCGGCGCGGAGCTGTGGGTGGCAGGCATGAGGGGCGTCTACGGGAGGACGTGGCCAAGATCACTGCATACCGGGAGGCAGCACGCGTGAACAGGTTGGCCATGCTGCACACCGCGCTGCCAATCGGCTGGATGGGGTAGAAGGCCGCCGGCGGCGATTCCGCCTGCAGGTCGCTGTCGATCGACAACGCTGACCATCTTCGCAGTGTAGGTGGGGCGTGTTGTCACAGCGCGTGGACGACGGGAGCAGGATGGCCACGTTGGACCGGCACCGGCCAAGCGAGCCATGGCCCGTGCCGCCGCTACGAGTTGGGCGGCGGCGGCGCCGAGCTGTGGATGGCCGGGCATGAGGCGCGGCTAAGCGAGAACGTAGCTAGATCGGGCGATAGCAGGAGACGATATGCACGACCAAGGCGACTTCAAGCTGATCTCAATCAGCATGACAACTCCTCGGAACTCACATGACTGTACTGTCATTCTCTGCTAACACCATAGGTGATCGTGGGGGCTGCAATTGGAAACTGAGCGTAAGCCTTCCTATCAAATGCCAAGATTGCCGCGGCCTCATAACCTCATAAGCTCCCCGGTGAGTGAATAGCAATCAACGGTAGGGGGCTGCCGCTCGAGAGCGTTTTAGTTTCAGGTGCGTCAGCTATGTAGATGCCCGGGTCTTGTAATCACATGATGGCCAAGCTTTAACAAGCCTATCGATAACGTTGCGTCTCATTAATTAATGGATAAATAGTATGTCGACCATCCCGACTCTACCGACCGTTCCCGTGTTTGCTCCCCCTCAACCGGATCCCTACTACGGCTTCGGTGGCATCCAATACGAAATCGCGTTGAGCTCCCCAATACTCCAAGAGGAAACTCCCCCTCCAGTCATCATTCGAGCTCACTTTGCCAATTCAGACGGCATATGGGCTACAGAGGGAATGGATCAGCTGAACGAACTTTGCAAAGTTTTAAGCAATCGCACGGGAGATTTTGTAAGGCAACAGACCTTTCGTTACGGTGCCTACTGCGGGTGGCTTGGCGAAAATCGGGAATGGGCGCTTCCGGGTTCGACCCCAACCTCACAGAACGGTGTTTCCATCCTTGATCCCGTGCAGGCCTGGGTCGAAGATGGAATGCGCTGGCCTCCGGCTTGGCGCGGAAATCTCTTCTCCACTCAGTTCTTGGCCGTCCAAGGAGTAGCGCACTGGATTCACGGAAAAGGTGAGACCATGACCGTTCCCCTCGCTGACCTCGGGTTATTCAATCAGGTCGTCGACTTCTCCCCGATCATGGATATTCTGCGCGATCCCACCAAGGGGGATGGAACGTACCAGTTCAACGATGCCTATTTCGAATACAACACTTTTGACCACGTAACAAACAATGTTCAGGCATCTGGACTCATCGGCCAAGTCTCTGGGATACTCACCGGAACACTTACCATCAACGGTGGCTCGTACACATTCGACGGAAACTACGGCCTCAATCCAGATACGTATGACGCCAATCCCTCAAATCGCCCTCACTATCAGGAATGGCTTACGTCATTCCTACAGGCGATCAGCAACGCGGTGGGCACAATGGATTATCAAATCAACTTTACTGGCCGTAATACCGTTCACTTCGAAGGCATCAGGCCGTGAAGCTTATTTTTTGCGCCGCAGCATTTCTTCTGGCATGTCTGGTGTCGAGTTGCTCGCGTGAAGAATGTCCTAATAGAAGCGCAGAGGGGCAGCGAGAATCTGTCTATCGATACGTCGAGGGCAGCTCACTTCCTGCACTCAAGGGTGTGGCCCGAGATGACATCAGATTCCTTGACGATACGCGCTACTACAGCGTTGATAGCCGCATCTGGAGATGGCACTTCCTAGCAAAAGAGAGGGAATACATCGCACTGATCAGTTGCGATGGAAGTGTTGAACTCTCAATAGCGGAGAACCCATTGGTGCCATAGGAGCTCGCGATTGAATTCGAGTTGGCATCCAGGATGGTTCCAGGGTGGTCGCTGAGTTGAGCTCAGCGGCCTTTTTGGAGCAGCGATGGTTACAGGCAACACGACCGGGAAAATTCTGTAATCCCCTCAGTAACGGTAGGTGTTTCACGAGCGTCAGTCGGTAAAAAAAACGGGCTAAGTCGCTGATTTTTGGTCTTAGTCGATCTATCTTGTAAACAGTAGGTCATCCGTTCGATTCGGATAAGCGGCGCCAGTAACTCATTGAATTCAAATAATTTACTGGCGAATTGATAGCGCCAAAAACTGGGTTTGCCGGTAAAGGCACAGGTAAAATTAATTCAAGAGTTCATGTTCCACGAAGTCCTGAACGCTAGCAGCACCAGGGCTTTAGGGGCTTCTGATGATGAGAAGGCCAACTGTTTTTTCATCACAAATATCGGGCATCCGGGCATCGGGGATATGCCCAAACTCTTGCCCTGCGACTGCTGTCGGCCAAAAGCAGACCTGCCTGATGCGCTGCGCGGACTGCATGGATGGCAGCAGTTGCTAACATTGCACGCCACTCATCCTTGGAAGGAAGTCGCCCGCATGACTTTACCCCCGGCACCTTGGCGAGTCGCCGTGCTGACGGTCGTGGTTTTGCCAGTCTGCGCATTCTCCAACCTATCAGCGGCGGAGTATGACTCTCAGACCAGCACCTTCATCCACCCCATCAACCGTGCCAAAGACGCCCCTTTGGTAAGCTTGGGTAGCGATGGGCTGCTTCGCTATGCTTTGTATACCGAGCGCGGTGGCGATCAGGCCCGCAACATCGTCCCGGACTTCTCCCGTGCCGGCTACCAGGGAGGCGGCGTCAGTCTGCCCACCCGGTCCAGCATTCCTGTTATCGAGATCCTTGAGCCATCAAGCGCGGAGGATGACTACCCCCGTATCCAGGCAGCCATCGATGCGGTCGCCTTACATGCCAAGGACAGCCGGGGCCTGCGGGGCGCGGTCCTGCTGCGGCGCGGCCACTACAGGGTGAGCAGGACGCTGAGCATCCGTGCAGACGGTGTAGTCCTACGCGGTGAAGGTCGAGGTGCAGACGGCACGGTGATCCGCTCCGAAACTAGCGATCAGCGTGGCAGGATTATTGAACTGGGGAGCAGCGAAGCCGCGGTCCCTCGCGCAGCTTTGGACGCACGCCGAACCACAATCAACATGCACTACGTCCCGGTGGGGGCGATGCGGCTCAAGGTGTCGTCCGCAGTTGGCTACGACGTAGGCGATACCTTGTCGATCGCGAGGGAACCCAATGCGCGCTGGATTGGCCCAGAGGGTATCGATACCGCGCGATACGGATGGACGGCCAGCGACTACGCCATGTACAGCGAACGCGTCGTCACAGCAGTAGACGACGACACGATCACCCTAGATGCCCCGATCATGGACGCCATCGAGACGCGCTTCGGTGGCGGCACCGTCTATCGAACAGATCCCGTCCGCATCTCTCAGGTCGGCGTCGAAGACCTCCGCCTTGAGGGTAACCCCGAGACCGGTACGGTAAACGGCACCGCCGATTCTGGCCCCTATACCGCACTCCGCTTGGGTGCAATCTACAACTCATGGGTTCGCGGGGTAACCGTGCGTTATGTGTCCCATGGTTTCGTGACCCGGAATGGCGCGCAGTTCAACACTCTGCAGGACATTGCCTATCTCGACCCGAGGTATGGCGAAACCCAAGGTGCTCGACGTTATGTGTTCCTGTACGAAGGCAATGCCGCCTTCAACCTGATCCAGCGCTGCTATAATCAGGGCGGCAGGCATACCTTCGTCATCGGCGCACGGGTGCCCGGTCCCAACGTGTTTCTGGACTGCCTCGCCGTAGGTGACAGCAATGACAGTGGCCCACATCACCGCTGGTCCACTGGCACGCTTTACGACAATACCAAGGGATACATGCTCCGGGCACAGAACCGTCGGTACAGCGGAACGGGGCATGGGTGGGCGGGCGCGCAGCAGATGTTCTGGAACACTGAACACGACATCTACGTTGTCCAAGCACCGCCCTTTGCCATGAACTGGAGCGTGGGACAGGTTGGCGTTACTACACTTGGGAAGTTCCCGCCTGAAGAGCCAGCGGGGATCGTGCAATCGATCGGCCAGGTGGTGACACCTCGCAGCCTTTATCTGCAGCAGTTGCGTGATCGCCTGGGCGAGCAGGCGGTGATCAATGTCACCACTGAAGAGCAACGTGACGGTCGTATCTGGGGCGGCTTGTCAGATGGTGCGGGGGAATAGCGCCCTCATCTAAGAGAGCTGCTCGAAGTAAGCGTCCGCTTTCGGCCAAAACACGCTGGGTATGTGGATGTCCGCTTTGGGGCGGGAGCGATCGCTTTTGGCACTCTGTGCGCTTGGCCACATGCGGTAGGCGTTGCCCCAACCATTTGGTGTTGCTGCCCAGCCTGTTTGGCGATTAATTCTCCTTCAATTGGCGTCGTGCAGCTGAAGCGGGCAACACCGTGTAAGGTGGACCTCGCAACGCTCAATGAGCCGGTAAATTTGCCGTGTCTCTCGCCTTACCACAATGGTTTCACGACTTGCCGTCGGTAAAAATAAGTCGCCTAAGTTGCTGTTTTCATTGCACAGACGAATTAACTTGTAAACAGTAGGTCATCCGTTCGATTCGGATAAGCGGCACCATCCCCCCTTTTTTGGCTTCTCCGTTACGCCCCGTAGCGCCCCGAATTGCCACAAAATCAATGGGTTGCGATTTCTGTGTTTCCCGGTTCGCCCCGTACTGCCCCGTACTTGTGGGCACACACAATCAGCCCATGGCATCCATACGACCCTTGGGCAACAGATACCGCGCTTTCGTCAAAGTGGACGGGCGGCGCGAGACGAAAGTGTTCGACACCAAGCGTGCCGCGCTGGCCTGGTCCCAGGAGAAGGAGGCACAGCTCTGCGGAACCCAGCTTCCCGACAAGACCTTCGGGGAGGCGCTCAAGCGTTATTCGGATGAAGTGACGGAGACCAAGCGGGGAGGGCGTTGGGACCGTATCCGGATTGCCCGTTTCCTCCGCGAGGATCGGATCGTCAAACGCCGGCTTGCCGCGCTTTCGTCAGCTGACCTGGCTGAGTGGCGGGATGCCCGGCTCAAGCAGGTGAAGCCGGCGACGGTGGCCAGAGAAATGAACCTCATGGCAGCGGTACTGGAGGTCGCCCGGCGGGAATGGGTGTGGCTGAAGGAGAGCCCGATGCGCGATGTGCGTCAGCCCCAGCGACAAGACCGTGCGTTACCGCGCTGTCATTACCGGATTCACCGAGCAGGACGTTCGGCATGAATCAGGCAGCTTCCAGGCCCAGACCATCACCCAGAGCTTGGCCGTCATCTCGGTCGAGGCCTGACCGGATGCTGGTGGCAGCAGGCCACCCTGATCCTCGGCACCCCCACACTTATCAGGTACAGCGATATGGCACAGAAGAAGGTTGATCAGACAACTCCCCAGCCAGATGGCCGCTTAGGCGACGATGCATTCACCGCGTTTGGAACGCTCAATGACAACGCAGATGACGCCGAGGCCAGGCTCAAAGCGTTGGAGAACGGCACGGGCGGCATCGGCGATGACGTGGCCGCCCTGCAGCTTGGCCTGCAGCAGGAAACGCAGGCCCGGCAACAAGCTGATGCTGCAATGGACGCGCGGTTGATCGGCAAGAACATGCTGATCAACTGCGGCTTGCCTATCAATCAGCGGGTGTTCGCCGGCGGTGCGCTGGCTGCGGGTGCGTATGGGTACGACCGCTGGAAGGCGAGAGCCGGTGGGTGCAACGTCACGATCAACGCCACCACGGGCGTGTTCACCCACACCAGTGGTCCGCTGCAGCAGATCGTGGAGGCGCCTGTGCTGGCTTGGGGCCAGCCGCTGACCATCAGCGTGGATAACCCCAGCGGCAACATCACCGTGAGCGTGGGCGGTGCCACCGGCACGATCACCTCCGGCACGGGGCGGCGTGGGGTGACCGTCACCCCATCGGGTAGCGGCAACATGACGGTGCAACTGACCGCGACCGGCGTCACCTACAGCCATCCGCAGCTGGAGCGCGGAAGCGCGGCCACGCCGTTTGATGCTCGGCCAATCGCGGCGGAACTGGCCATGTGCCAGCGGTACTACGAGAAGAGCTATCCCTTGTCGGTCGCGCCAGGTGTAGCGCAGCAGCTCGGGCGCCGCGGTGGTGGCCAGGCCGGTGTGGCTGGGTCTGCAATGTACTTTGTGCAGCAATACATGGTTCAGAAGCGGGCCGTGCCAGTGCTCAGCATCTACAACCCCAGCAACGGCGCCGGCGGCGGTGTGGCGAACGACAGCGGCGCAATCGTGCTGACGCAGCTGCCGTATTCGTCGGACAGTGCCTTCGAACTGAGCTGGACGAACGCCGCCGGCCGCTGGGGTGGCTGGTTCCACTATGTTGCCGATGCGGAGCTTTGACATGTACGAACTGACGAACAATCCGGACATCCTGAAGTGTATCGAGACCGGCGCCTTCATTCCCCGCGACAGCTACCTGTGGCCGGCCGAATGGCTGAAGGCCAACACCCCGGCTCCGATGCCGCTGCCCTATGCCCTGCATAGTCCGGAGCACTATCGGGCGATCCGCGCTGCCGCATGGGAGTGGATGACGGCGTGGGTGAAGGAGCGCGGTTACGACAGCATCGAGACCTGCTGTAGTTACTACAACAGCAGTGTGGACCGGTATCGACTGGAGGCGCGGGCGATGGTGGCCTGGCGCGATGCGGTGAACCAGGCGCTGGAGCAGCTGGTGCTGGCGCCACCGGCGGGCATCGAGACCTGGGACCAGGTCCGGGCGCTGCTGCCGCAGCCGGAGGAGTTCGACTGGCCGGAGGAGGCGTCGCTGCCGCTGGATGCGGGGCAGCCCACGGTCGCGCTGTGACAGGGGTGCCGCTGGGGTCTGCTGAAGGATAGTTATGCCACAGACGCAGACGGCCAGATCATCGACCTGGCCGTCTGGGATGCCATGAGTGGCTCGTACTTATCGCCCGTGGTGGCGCCGGTCATGGTGACGCCCCCGATCATGATGGCGATCACTGTAATAGCGATCTCGCTGCCAACGCCGTTCATGTCCATAGCCGTGATGACTGCTGCGGTAGTAGCGACGGTCGTAGTGGCGATTGTGCCGGTCATAGCGGCGATCATGCCCGTGCGATGTGGCCACGTGTCCGATGGCACCACCAGCTGCGGCGCCGGCCAGGGTGGCTGCCGGGTCACCGTTGGAGAGTACGTGGCCTGCGATGCCGCCCACGATTGCACCGGCAATGGCGTGCTCGTCTTTCTTTGACAGCGCGCTGGCATCTCCGACCACGGCCATGCCAGCAAACAGAGCCACTGCCATCGCCATACCACGGAAGCTGAGTGCGGAGTTAAGCATGATCGGTTCCTGAGAAGTGCATGCCACGTGGGCGGGGGAGGGCGCCAAACATCCTGCTGGCGTCGAGGCCAAACTGGCGTTCCAACATTGCCGGAACATTGCCTGGTCCACCGTGCGGGTTGCGCATTCATCTAACGGATGGAGACGTGAGGCGACGTTCAGATGCCGACAGCTGGAGGCGCCAAGGCCGGCCGGGGTAGCCCGGATCAAATCACGCTCTTTGGAGTGATTTTGCGCGCGATGCAGAGGGCCATGCTGAGGCTTTGGTAGCTCAGTCCGGGGCGCGGTGCTGGGCGGTGCCCGGGCGGAAAGAAAAGAGGGCGCCATCAGGCGCCCTCTCACTTAACCTTGCTAGGCCGCTATGCAGATCAGCGCCTCAACAAGCGATTGGCGATCAGCGCAAGAGCGGCACCTGCTGCCAGCAAGGCCAACGGATTTTTCCTGGCAAAATCAAGCGCATCGCCATAGTATTCGGTGAGCTTCCCCTCGACCTGACGCATCCCTCCCTTCGCCTCCATTTCTGGATCGTCAAGCAGTTCACCTGCTGCACGCTGGGCTTTGCCAGCAACCTGCTTCACAACACCTTCAATTTTTTCGCGTGCCATGGTGGGCCTTTCTCTGGAGTGGGCAGTCGTTATGGCACAGGCCCGCGCGAAGAACCCGTCACGGGGATTGACGGACCTCGTCACCACGTCGGATCCGGGGCCGCAGGCAGCTCAACCCGGGGGCGTCTGTTTGCCTATTGCTCATTGCCTATTGCTCGGGGACATCC